GCTCACACGCTTGTCTCAATGAGTGCTTTACCCATAACATATATCGTTAGAGCGGCAAGCGTGAACGACAAGATGCTCGTTAAGCCATTGCTGAATAAGGCTTTAAGGCTTTTGAGGCGTTATGGAAAACGCATAAGCCATTTCATAGCAGACAGCCAATACTACTCAGAAGAAGTCTTCAAGGCGATAAGGCGTTATGGAGCCGAGCCAGTTATACCACACTCTTCAAAGGTTAAGGAGCCCCTAATCAACCTCTACGTGACAAAGCGTTTCAGGGTTAAGGGCGAGAAAAGGCTTGTAGAGCTTTATAAGCGTAGGATGCCTGTGGAAAGAACTTTCAAGGCCTCAAAACTGGAGCTGTCAATGGAGAAGCCTAAATGGAGAGGCATAGCAAAAATAAGAATGCATTTAGCCATATGCTACGCTTGCATATACGCCGTAGCCATAACAACCCACAAAATAGGAAGACCAGAACTAGCAAACAACATAGCAGCATTCACATACTAAAAAGGCCAGAAAACGCTCCAAACACAAAAACAAGCCTAAAACGAATTAATGAACACTTATGCGCGCTACATAGATGTTGCTTCACGCTGTCCCTCATGCGATTATTATGATGCAGTTACAAGCGGAATTCTTTGGAGAATTCGCAAAAACTATGACAAGCCAAGCTTTCAATTCAGCGTAAAAACTATTGACAAGTATCAAAACGAGTTTATGTTTTGGGGTGTAAAGCAGTCTGATTATGGATGTGTGGAAAACGAGCAAGCTTTGGCAACTGTTTGCTGGCTTGGGCTATTATACCTAAACTATGATGAGCCGATAACACGTTTCACGCAGATTTTACGTTCAAAAGGTGAAAACATACTTCTCTACCCACTAAAGGAAGCTGCAGAAAAAATTTCTTACGGCGAAGCCGTAGACTTCCAAGCAATAGTTTCGCCGATGTGGGCTGATGAGGTTCTCATCGAGCCAGGCTACATAATAGACGATTACATTACGGTTTACACTTTTACCCCTTTAAGGCAACATGACAAGATTAGACGTAAAGGCTTAAACTACGAGGTTCTGGGCGTTCAGGCTTTTGACTGGAAAGGTGAAACAGCCTATTTTAAGGCTAATTGCAGGAGGCTTATTGGATAATGAGCGAGTTGGAAAACCCTGTTGACACTGTTGTTAGGCTTCTAAGCAAGAATATGAGGCTTGTTAAAGAGGACGGTTCTCTTGCCTCCATATTTGTTAGCAGCGAATGGTGGAACCGTGAGCTTTTCAAAAACTGTGACGGGCAAATAACGGTGGGTTTAGCTGAAAACCGAGATGAGAAAATCGAGATGAGCGGGAGGATTCGCAGACGTTTAGGCAGTTTGCGGGTGAATATTTGGACAAATGATAAGCTTATGCGAAGTAAGATTGTTGAAGAAGTTAATCGCATAGTTCGACAGAACCGCAGCAAGCCAAACGAAGCGCGCTATGATTTTGTTAGCGTTGGACAAACAACTGGAACACATAAAGCATATGATTCAAGCTCAGCAACAGAGCTTACTCCTCAGCACACTAGCTGGACTGAATTAACGAACACAGAATACGAAAAAATCTGGTATAGCGACGACCAGCGACACATAAAATCCCACAACGTTAACGGTGAAAACGCCCTAACGCTTTTCCGCTTCAAAGTTGAAAGCCGCGAACAAACCGTTAAAAAAATCGTTTTAGCCTTTGAGGGCTATGGGACTGCTCCAAACGGAAACGGTGTGACAATAGAAGTTTGGAACCATGTAGCGAATGCTTGGCAAAATCCCCAGAGCGGAACGGGTGGAGCAGACGAAACAGTTGCCATCACATTAACTTCAAACCTTACCGATTACATTGATGACGATGGGTTTATTTGGCTTCTCGCCAAGACCACGAATCCAAGTGATGGCGCAACCCCAGCTATATTATATTGTGACTATGCCTCTTGCACGGTTACGGTTAACGGCATAACCTATCTAAACGTTGTCAGCTTTCGAGATGTTGATGAAATACGTGTTAGACCTTTCATTTTCAGAACAGAGTTCACCCTAAAATCATGGTTCTTCGAGGACATTGGAGGAACATTCTGAAAGAAGGAGTGTGAAAAACAAGATGGTTGAAACATATGGGGCTCATGAAAGCCGCATCTACTACGTTGAAGAAGACACTTATGGACAGACCCCTTCAAACCCGTCGATGCTCAGCGTTCCAGCGGAAAACATTGAACCAGCCATAAACCCAAACAACATTAAAGTTCGAGGAGTGGGCAGCATAGATCTTCAAACAGTTAAGAAAGGCTCAAGAGACATAAACCTAAAAATTTCCTATTCGTTGCCAAGTGACGCGCCCATAAACTTTCTCCAATACGCAAAAGCTGAACTGAACAAGTCCCTAAGCGTTCAAGTTCTATACTACAAGGGAACCTTCGCATCAGCCACAGATATCATATCCCTTCTTCACACGGGCTGTAAATTCCAAAAGATAGCCGTTGAATGCAGCATCGAAGACATTGTTAAGGCAAATGCCGAATTGATTGGACAAAACCTGACGGTTGGAACATCAAAAATTAGCGGAGCAACATATGCAGATTATGCTGGAGCAGTGTCATTTTACGAAAGCTATGTTAAAAAGGAAACTTCAACGCTTGACCGCGTGACAGACTGGAAATTCACAATCGAAAACAACCTTAAACCTGTGCCGGTAATCCGCACAACAGACGGACACTTGCTAAAGTATTTACCTCACAGACACAGAAACCTAACAGGCGAAATAACCTTCGAGTTTGAAGCCAAAGAAGAATTTGACGACATCATAAATGACGCAAGCTTTGATTTAGAGTTTGGTCTAGGAGGCACAAACAAAGCGGTTTTCACTGGTTGCAGATGGGAAAACGTGACAACGCCCACAAGGATTGAAGATTTGGTTTCTTGTAAAGCGAGTTTCGTGGCTAAAGGCCCAGTGAGCATAAGTTAAGGAGGCCAGAGAATGCGGACTGAAGTTTTAGAGCTTGACCAACGCTTTGGCAAGGAATATGCTGGACGCTACGTTTTTAAGGAAATATCATGGGCTAAGCGAAGCCGAATAATTCAAAAACACACAAAATACAGCCAGCAAACTGGGCAGATCACAGCAAGCGATTATGTTACCATCCAAGCGGAAACTATGATGGCCTCTCTTAAGGCACAGCCAGAACATAAACCAATAACTCTTGAGAAACTTTTAAGCGAAGAAGAAGGCATACCCATAGACTTAGGCGAGCTTTTCAGCCAAATAGTGAACAGGCTTAACGGCTTAAGCGTTGAAGAAACCGCTTTTTTATCAGAGCCATCCGAAAACAAAAACCCCATCCAGCAATCACAGAGTACAGACTCTGCAAAGAATTTGGAAAATTGCCAAGCGAAATCAGAAAGGAACCAGCCAAAGCAATTCAACAGTTTATAGTGATTCTGAACGAGTTGGACAGGCAGGCGGAAGAGGAAAGGCAGAAAGCAGAGCGTGAGGCGAAATGGCGGTCGAAATAGTATACAATGTTGCGGGAATTGAGGAGTTCAAGATTGCAATGGAAAAGCTTAACGATGGAACGCAACATCACGTGCACAGGCTTTTGGAAAGCTGGGCTAAAGATGTTGAAGCTCTAGCTAAACAGCTTGTTCCCGTCAGAACTGGAAACTTGCGAAGCTCAATTTACGCTAAGGTTCATGAGTGGGTTGCCGAGATAGGAGCAGAAGCCGCATACGCCCTTTTCGTTGAGCTTGGCACGCGCTACATGCAAGCGAAGCCCTATCTGTACCCAGCACTTCAGGAGCATTTGCCGAGGCTTGAACAGATAATTGGTGAAGCCATTGACGCGGCTAAAATGGAGGCTGGCTTAAAATGAGTTTCCGCGAAATCGCCGTAACCATCCGTGCTGTCAATCACGCAAGCAGTGAGTTTGCAAAAATCCAAACCGATGCTGACGCTTTAAGTGTGCGAGTTAAAAGTCTCGGCGCTGCCATTGCTGGTTTAGGGGCCACTGGAACAGCCATTGGACATATAGCCCACCAATTTGGCTTACTAAATGATGAACAAGCTAAAGTCTTTAACAGTGCCATGATGGTCCTCACAACCATGGGTATGTTTATGAGGACAAGCTGGGGAGTAGCCGTAGCTCAAAAGATTTATGCGGCTGCTTGTTGGATTGCAACTGCTGCACAGAACTCCTTAAACATAAGCTACGCAACTTTTCTGGCTTTAACAGGTGTGGGCATAGCCGTTATAATTGCGGCTGCGGCTGCCATGTGGAGCTTTGCGAGTAGCATGAATGCTGCAACCAATTCTGTTCAAAGCTTTAATGAGGCGGCTGCTGAAGTGCCTTCGCATACTCGTAGTATTCGCCGTGCTGGTGAGGAGGAGCTTTTCAGGCGGGGTGTGGAATAGCCTTTGAGTGTTGAAATTCCAAAAGTTACAATTGCTTTTGGCTCTGTAGCGCCACCCCAAGGCGACGTAATCGAAGTTAAGGTTCATCTGGGCTGCACCAAAGAAGTCAGCAGCTTCGAATGCCTACTACAGAATTGGGATAAGAAGTACAGTCCAAACGGAACTTACCCAATTAACGTTGGAATGGATGGAAGCATAAGCATAGGAAGAGGCACAAGCGTCCCGCAAATCATAACGTGCCGCGTTGAAAGCGTCAAATACGAGTCGTCGCCTACTGAAAACTACATTCGCGTTAGCGGAAGATGCTGGGGAGAACGCCTATTCAGACGCGTAGTGACCAAAACCTACGAGAACAAGAAGGGCGAAGAAATTGTCAAAGACTTGCTTGATTACTACGTTGGATTAAGCCACCAAAGAAACGACGCTGAACTGGTGGAAAACACTGACACAACCTATACAAAGTTGGAATACGAAAACACTCCTGTGTGGGACATTCTAAAGTATATTGCAGAATCAGCCGACAAGGCTGGCGTCATAGGCTTCGATTTCCGCGTCGCCCCGGACGGAAAATTCGAGTTTTTTCCCAGAAACAGCAAAACATCATCTGTAAGCCTTTCTGAGCGCATAGAGGTTAGCGAATACCGCAAAGACATCCATTCCATACGCAACAAAATCACAGTCTACGGCGTCGCAGACAAGAGCGCTCCTCCAGATAAGGATGCCTGGACAGAAAGCCTAACGCCTTCAGATGGCTCATGGAGTGCAACATCTGGCGAGGTAAGCCTTGACACTGGAACTAAGGCCAAAGGATCGGCCAGCATCAAAACCTATGCGCAAAACCTCTATTACGGCGGCTGCGTCTTCACGCTTAACGCTGGGAAAGAAGTTAATGCAAACCTCTACCCGCTTTTAAGCCTTCAACTCATGCTTGAAAACGCTTACAACGGAAACACCACTTTAGGCTTGTACGATACGGGCGATAAAGCGGCCACAAAGGAGTTGAACGTTGGCAGGGGGAAATGGCAGAAAGTCGAGGTTAAAGTAGGCACTCAACACAGTGACACGTTTAATTGGGTTGACTCTGGCTTTAACTGGTCAGCCATCAAAAAGGTTAGGGTTGACTGCTGGTTCACTGGAACAGGGGCGGGAAGCTTCTGGCTTGACAACCTTTATTTTGGCGGATGCAGATACTCAGCCGTGAGGGAAAGCGTCAACAGTCAAAGCACCTACAGTCTAAGAGAGCTTGTTGAGGTCGACGAGGAACTTTACAGCGACAATGAATGTGATTTAAGGGCTAAAGCCCTGCTCAATTATTTAAAGGATCCAGCGGAATACTTGACCATAAGAAGCACTGTCATAGACTATGGTAGCACACCTATTTTGCCCGGCGACAAGGTGATAGTGGTTTTACCGAACGAAAATGTTGACGGTGACTTCCGCATTCTAAGCGTTGAATATTATGTGGACGCAAAAGCGCAAACTCTAGAAATAACCATTGAACTGGGACGTGAGAAGCTTCTTCTAGCTGATTATTTGTATGCTTTGAGAAGTAAGACTGATCATTTGAGCAGGCGCAAGGTCGCGAGGCTGATTTAAACATGGAAAAGGCTAATAGACGAACAGTTGTCGAGGTTCGCGAAGACTTGCACAGAGAAATTAGGAAATTGGCTTTGTTAAATGACTTGCGAATCTATCAGCTTGTAAACGCGATTATAGAGGAGTTTTTGAGGGATGAAGAGAAGGTTAAAGCCTTGATTAAGAGGCTGAGAATTAAGGGGAATATTTCTTAA